TAACCCCTTCATTAGCGGTAGCTGTTGTATTGGCATTGGAATCTACCTTTATGTGAACCCAGTTCGCATTACGCTTTAATTTACCAGCCCAAGTCTTAGATATCCCAAACTTAGCGGCAATTACCGACAGGCTTTCACTTGATGCCTTTATTTCAAGAACATCACTATCGCTTAGCTTGTGGTTTGGATGGTCAGCTCCAAGAAACTTTATTGGCTTTTTAAGGCCGGTTGCGTACGCATGTTTTATGTTTTCGCTCTGAGTGCACCACTCAAGGTTGCTTACACTATTGTTTAATGGGTTGCCATCAATATGATTGACTTGAGGTTTGCTCTCTGGATTTGGAATAAATGTTGACGCAATAATTCTGTGAGCTGCTACCCACTTAGCACCAATATTGTAATAAGCCCTTCCTTGGTTGATTTTTAACTTTAACCACCTGCCTTTTCTGAGCTGGGTTTTCCCGTATGCCGCCTTCACCACCCTTGAGTGTGAGTAGACCTTTCCATCCTCGGTGGCAGCATAAATACCTTCAAACCCAGGAACATCTTTAGCACTTTCAGAAAGCATATCTACTCCATAATGTTTAGATTTATCATTAACTTATTATATCACAAAGCCAGCATGTTCACCGGCAACAGATCGACGTAATCTGCGTTGCGGTAATCTTTGCCGAGGCCTTTAGCCAGGGGGAGTTGAGTCGTCGGCATTATCTTCATCCCTATTGTGGAAATAGTTATGGCAGTTCAGCGTTAACAGTCTGTTCCCTGAACCAATTGGCATGCGATTTGGATAACCAGCCTTAGCCTTGGCTTTCTTGGCTTTGTCGGCAGCCGATGATTTTACGAGAAGCTCTTTGCCGTAGCGTGCCGTAGCGACAACCTTCCCCATCGCCTCCATCACGTAATCAGGAGCAATGCGTACCGCCAGGTTGTGGTAGACGGCGCTGAGATGGCCGATCTTTAAGCCGTGGTCATCACCTGGGTCAGGCGCAACATCATCAGCCGAGAATAGGTAACCAACGTCTATGCCGTTGCCGTCCTCGTACCATTCAGCCATCATCATTTCGAGGTCGTTCACTGCATCCTCGACTGATTGCGGCTCGACGTCGGTCAGCGTCGCATTGGATGCGATACCGATTTTACGCAGAGCCGCATTAACCAAATCACCCTTCGTTGTCAGGTTCATCAGCGCTCACCTTCTTTTGGCGGCCGGGTTTCTTCTTTGGCTCAGGCTCAGGCTCAGGCTCAGGCTCAGGCTCAGGCTCAGCAGATGATTTCAACAGTTCATCGGGATGTGCAAGCCATCCGGCATCGAGATACTCCTGCAACTCATCTTCGGGGATTATCTCCCAGTCGTAACCGACGCCTTTCCACACTTTGTTATCGCCATGGCGAAATACCATCTTTGTCATGTTCTGCTCCAAATAAGAAAGGGGCCGAAGCCCCTTTGGTTATGCCTGATTTGCCAAACCGACGCCGATTGCTTCAGGGCGCACCGCTGTTGGCGCATACCACAATGCAATACGGCACTTGCCTGTCAGCGTGCTGATGTCACCTTGGTAGGCTACGACACCGTTAATCCCAACGTTAGGGATAGCGAAGCTCTGGGTTTTCATGCCAGAGAACAGCTCGTGGTTGATTGGGATCGGCTGAGACACCAGGCGAATGGAGTCATCGGCCCAGAACACGTTTGACTGTGCGGTCGTGGTGTTCAGGATGTTCACTGCCATGGTGTTAGCCAGGGAGGTGTTCACGTTGGCATATGCCTTCTCTTCTGGCAGGAGTGCCGTGTCATCCAGGGCGATCGGCTTAGGTGTGATAGTTACCTGCGCACCGTTCACGGCAACGACTGAGAAAGTCGCGTCCTGAGTCAGCACGTTTTTAGCCATCTGCGCCAGGAACTTGACGCCAGTGAAGGAGATCTTGTCGCCACGCTTCAGACCGGTGCCGGAACTCAGCGTTACCACTGCAGTGCGGTTGTCCACGTTCTCGCGGTTACCGTCCGTGTCATCAACCCACGCCTGCGGCTTGAACTTCTGTGCGCCAGCTACTGTGATACCGGTCGCCGTTGATGCTGGCAGGGTTGGCATCTTCGGAGAGCGCAGCACATCGTTAAAGCCTGCGACCTGCTTCTGGATCGTACCTGACTTGTATGCGTCTTCTGGAATGCGACCGAAGAAGTCTTTGCCGGTCAAATCCTGACCAGCCCCGCGATAATCGGTCGGGTTGAAGAAGTAAGACAGGCCAGAGCTGCGGTTCAGCTCACGAGAGAAAATAAGAGCCTCGGCTTCGGAGATGAAATCCCAGCCGGTAGTTGCCGAACCAATGGGGTCAGAACTGGTTACTACCAGCGAGCCCATCTCAACAGCCTGCTTGGCGATCGAGGTTTCCACGTTGTTAGCCAACTTCTGGCCAGATGCCTGGATGCGACGACGCAGAGACCGCTCATCACGCAGATCATCAGCACGCAAACTGAAGAAGTCGTTATCCGGTACACCCATGTTGCACTTAACAGACAGTTCCAGGATACCGGTAGCCTGACCGGTCAAGTCCCAACCCTGTTGAGTTGGTGCTTCTTGTTCCAGCGGCATCCACACGGTGTTTTGTGAACGCTGCATGTCACCAGCAGGAGGGGTGTATTTACCAACGCGCTGAGCCATTGGAGTGAGGTTTTCCACGGTCTCGATAATTTCATCGACCATGTAAGTTATAACCTGTCCTTCATTTAGGGCCATGGTTTAGTTCCTATTTGATAACATACATGATAAAATCATGATGTTTATTATTAATATTGGATGGAATAGACAATGAACTTTCATGATTACTTCATTTATGACAAAGACAATGGCGGACTAATATGGAAAGAGCGGCCAATATCAATGTTCGTAAAAGAAATAGAAGGGATAGGAACTGCTGTTGACGCTACTCAGTTTAAGGTGTGGAACAAAAAAAACGCCGGTAACCATGCCGGTCACATAGAAAACAACGGGTACGTCAGGATCAAGCTTTTTGAGAAAAAGCTGAGTGAGCACAGAATTGTTTGGACTATGTTAAAAGGCGAGATTCCCAGAGGTTATGAGATTGACCACGTAAACAGAGATAGAAATGACAACAGAATCGAAAACCTTCGATGCGTTAAGAGAAACCAGAACCAGAAAAACATTGGCGCTCAGAAAAATAACCAAAGCGGGGCCAAGGGGGTTTTCTGGTGTAACTCACGGAATAAGTGGGTCGCCACATCGCAATGCAAGGATGCTAAATTCCAAAGGACATTCCACACCCTTGATGAAGCTATTGAGGCAATAACTAAATTCCGTGATTTACACGGGATACCTAACGAGTAATCAAATGGCACTTATTGTGCCAAGACATTATTTGATTCCTTTAATCTGATTTTTTATCTTGCGGTAAGTTTCCGTGTCACCCTTGCTGGCCGCCTCTTCCATTTTCTTCTGGAGAGATGCAACGTTTGCTGCAGTGACAGAACCCTGAATAGGCTCATCAACTGCCGGTGCGCCGGAGATTTGTTTACCGCGAGGTTTGAGAGTTAAACGTTCTGATAGCCGAGTGAGTTCAATCAGCGCTTGCTGCCCGTTCATCGCCAATAATTGGCGGGCTTTCTCTGGGTTTGCGCCCAGGTGGTAGATAAGCGCAGCGGATTTCTCAGGGAATAGCGACATGATGTCGGCACCGACTTGCGGCGGCACCAACTGCATGAATGCATCCTCTTTATCCTGGTAGTCAGGAATGTTGAGTTTCTCCGCGGCGTCATAGTGTTGACGGGCTGCATCGGCATAACGCGCTGATTGCTGGGTGTACTCCTGAATCTTGCGGCCTTGCTCAGCTACACCATTGCTACGAGCATCCATAGCCTTGATCTGCCAATCGCTATTAGCGGCGCTAAAAGCTGCTAGGGCGCGTGACTGGTCATAGTCGTACTTGGCTAGCGCTTCATCCGACAGGAAGTCGTTCACGTCTGGCTGCTTCGGTAAATCAGGAGTAACCCGTAGGTTCTCCGGCACCTCACCACGCTTCACAGATTCCATCTGTTGCTCAAGCTCACGTTGACGCTTGCGCTCCAGACGCTTTGCTGCGAATTGTGCGTTGGTTGCCGGGTCTTGTTTCGGTTTCTCATCGCCACTCAGGACAATCTCAAAGCCCTCTTCGTGCCCTTCGCCATTGTTGGCATTAATATTTGGCTGATTAACTGCAGGTGCCGCCTGCTGATTAACGGGCAGGGATTGTTCTTCAGTTACCTGAATTTCGTTGGTGTCTGACATGTTTAGCTCTCTCTTATTGAGGAATCTCGGCTACTCCGCCGGAGGGGTTGTTTGCTTGCTGCATGAGACTGGTGAGGTCCATGCGTTTTGAATGGAGTTGGTCTTGGCCTTTTAGGACAAGCTCAGCGTCAGCGCGGGCGGCGTCACCCTGCTTATTCTGGAACTCTCCGAGCAACTTAAGCGCGGAGAGAACATCTTGTTTCTTAGTGCTGTCAGCGGATGCAAGAAGCTGCACCACTTTCGCTGCGGCCACCTGGTAATCTGTTTGGGCCTTGAACGCATCAACTTGAATGCGAGCTTGGTCATTCTGAGCTTTCTGCAGATCGGCTTGTCCGGTAAGCAATACGCCCTGAGCCTGAACCATTTCCGGGCTCGGCTCTTGCGGTTGTTGCTGAGCCTGTTGAACCATCTGAATTTCTTCAGGTGTCTCAGGCTTCTTGAGGCCCATGGTAACGAGCTGCTTGTTGGCGTACTCGCGCATGATTTCCACACCCTTACCGTCCAGTAGCGTGAAGTACTGCAGCATGAGCATTTGGAACTCAGGCGTACCCTGTGGAACCTTAGCGAGCAGCTCAAGTATCTCTGCGCGGTTCTGGCTCTTCATGCTCTGGAATGATGGGCCAACATCGGTATAAGTTTCATACCGGCCGCGCACATCGTTCAGCACAACTGACTGCCCGGTTTGGTAGTCGATAACCTCGGACATAAGCTGCACGTCTTTTTCACTGCCATCGGGTAGCGTGGTCATTACGGTACGTGGAACGTCGTAGATATCGTTAACCATGGAGGCGTAGATCTGCCCGTCGCGGCGCATTGCAGTGGCCAGGTTGTCCTGGAACACATACGTCGATAGGTCGGCACGCATGTTCAACTGATTAACAGTATCGAATGCTACTTGCCCATTTGCTGCGTCAGAATCAACGCCGAGCTGTGACACCTCTTTAACTGCGTTGGTGGCGGCTTCCAGCATGTAAGCGCTGGCTTGCGATACTTCCGGGTTCTCCATGTAGGCGATTGGTTGCGCAGGCAGATCACCATTGTTTTCGTCAGTGCGATTGACGAGGTAATAAGGGTAATCATCCGTGCCGCTATACATGTGCTCGTAACCGGCGATTTGCTCAGGCCAGAAGAATGGTTTCTTCTTCGGAGTTCTGGCTACCGTGTCGGCGTTGAAGCTCATAATCATATTGCGCAGGCGCTGGCCGTCTTTCGTCAGCCTGACAACGCCCTCGAAAACCTCTTTGTCACCAGCAAATCCCCACTCGCCATATACCGGCACGATTGGAAGATGCTCACCGGCGATCAGCTCACGTGATTTGAGGATTGTCGAACTGGTGAGAATTGTCTTGTAGACGCGGCAGCGCTTAACCTTGCGCTCACCGACCTTTACCATGCCAGACTCTGCTAGTTCGTCGATTACATCATTGATGTCTCGCTTGAAGTAGCTAACCGGCTCACCACCAAATGGGTCTTGGTAGATGAATACCGTCTCTTTCTTCTCTTCGACCTCGTAGAACTCGCCGACATAGACGACATCCTTATTCAGCCATGGGAATAGCCAGTTGCTGTCCGGGCTCTGGAAGTCAGGAAGATTGTCAGCGTCAAAGCCATAATCAGCGGCGAACGATTCCCAGCCTGCAATGCTCAATGGCTGGATGACCGTCACATGCTTGGCATCGGACTTGTCCATCAGCTTGCTATTGCTGTCCCAGATGACGTGAGACGATGCCTCGTGAATCGGTATGCGCCGGATCACCTGGTTGTTGCTGGTCGGGTCTTGGTCTTCGTGCTCGGTAACAATGCGCCAGGCGCCGTAACCGGCTTCTATCTGCTCACGCACCGCGATGTTAACGGCAATCTTGGCTGAGTTGTGCCGCATGTCAGTGCGATACATACCCATAAGCGTGTCAGCGGAGTCTGGTGGCGCTCCATCCTTCGGCCGATACAAGACATCAATCGGGTTCTGTCGCATCTCTGCGACTAGTTTACGCACTACCGGGCGTACCACATCAAACTGACCGCGGTATTGAAGCGTTGTGTATTGGTTCAGCCAGTCATCCCACTGCGATATCCGACTAAAGAAAAGGTCGTTGGTCGCTTCGGTTCTGGCTTCATCGCTAGACATCCAATCCCGATCAAACAGCGTCAGGATTGCTTGCAGCTTGTCATCGTCAGCCATTATCTACCTCGTGGAATCGGCTTAATTGGGGCGGGCATTTTCTTTTCTTTTGGCTTCTTGATGTCGCGCATCATCTTGGCGAAGCGGCGCATCATGTATCCGTATCTAACTGCAGAGAGAACGTCGTCGTTGATCTTAACTATCTTGCCGTTTTCATCGCGATGGTAGAGGCGGAACTCTTCGAAGAAAGGCTCGCAGGTGTTGAACACTTTGAACCGGCCTTCGAGCATCATGTCGCGTATCTCTACGATGCCAGGCTCTACAGCGTTACCACCATCAGGCCAAGTGGCGTGCTCTTTCAGCATGGTGAAGCCAGCATCCGCGTACTGTTCTTTCAGTTGCTCGCCGCCTCCCTTCTCGTGCTGGTTGCCATCGTGTGGCCACGCGGTAGGTATCTTGGAACTCCATGCTTTGACAGCGCTCCACGCCTCAGTAGCAGTCTTCTCTTTCTGCTTCCAAGTTCTCGATACGTAGATGACATCTTCATCCTTATCCCACCAGATCTGTATTTGCGCCTGTGGGTGATCCCACCCGAAGTCCATTGCGTTGATAACATAGAAGTGATCAGGGCATTCGAAAGGCTGGCACTTAATGGTTTCTTCAGGGATTTGGAAGATACGCCCACTGCCCATGGTTGGTATGCCTCTGGCTCTGGCCTCCCTTTCATGTTCCGGGTATGAAGCGACTATCTGCTCTTTCTGCTCTTCGGTGTAGTGGTCGGCGTCGTAGATTGTCATGGTGACAACCTTCTGAGCCTTGCTTGGGTTCTTGATGAACTTGGTGACGACATCTGACATCCCCATCAAAGGGGTGAACGTCAGCATTGAGAACTGGCCGTACTTGTTTGTACGGGTCAGGCCTTCGCCATAGATACTGTATGGTGGCTCTTCATCGAACCAGACGCCGTGAATTGTGTCGCCCTGCCAGCGAGCGCGGCCTTGCGAGTACGGCTTGAAATAGCAGATGGACATGCCATCTTCAGCGCCATCGGCGTTGTGGTGCCTTACAAGCAGATGGTCAACAAGGTTCGGGAAGAATGGGGACTTCTTCCAACTGATCACGTCTTCTTTTGGGATCGAACCGAAGCCCGGTTCATTGTTCTCTTCGATACGACCACAGAGAATGCGCTGAGTTGTTTTGGTTACGGTTTCGTTAGTCTCGCCGCCTACCCAGAAAACAACGGGCTCATGGAATCTCTTTCCACCCCAATCACCCTGCCATGCACCATCGTTTGGATAGCCAGCGGTGCCTGGGTATCTGCCGGTGAGGTGGAATGCAACTTCCGCCCCGCCAGTGAATGACTTGCCCAACTGGTTGCCGGCCATAAAGCAGCGCTCAGGGTAATCTGCACCAGCCTCAATGAACTCTCTCTGCTTACCGTAGGGCGTGAAGTCATAAAGCTGATGCGTGTTCTTGTAGTCCGCTTCGGCCTCTAGAAGCTCAAGCAACTCTATCTGCTCGTCTTCTGTCAGGTCATCAAGGATCGCTTCTTCCACCACGGTTGAGTAACTCCTTAATCCGAGAGCGGCGCTTATCGCGATCTCCCTTATCAGGTGTCACGTCTTCAACTTGCGACTGCTCTTTGAGGCCCAAGTCACGGGCGATGATGTTTGCGTTCAGTAGGTCGGCGGCTGCGCCAGAGAACTTCTGGTTGTAGATAACCTCTTCCGCTCGCGTCGTGATGTCGGAAAAGCCTTCTTTTGCTTTGAGCGCGTACCATGTGGAGCGGTCTATATCGAGGAACAAGCACAGCCCAATGATGGTCATTGCTCGCATCTTCGGGATAGCCTCTTGCGTCACCACCCCTTGGAATGCAAACGCCTTCGTTTCGTAGAGTGGATTGTCTTCTATCCAGTCAAAGTATTCTGTGCATGCTGACCACAGCTCATCAGGTGAACCAAATATCGGGTTGCGCCCGTGACTACTGCGGGCCTCCCAGAATCGGTTACCCTTCGGTGCTGCCATTGTCCTACCCCTGTATTTTTTTCTGCTGTTCGATATGGCTCATCATGAAGTTATTCACTTGGCGAGATAGCCATCCGGCCAAATATGCCAGTGGTTCTTGGTTATCTACTGAAGCAGTTATGCCAACGAGTTCAAGTATTCGCCATGCTGCGTGTACGCACTCATGGGTTAATGTCTCGCTGCAATATTCTTCTAGCCCTCTAAAGGTAATAGCGATGTAGTCAATTCCTTTTGAGCACTTAAGCACGCTAACCATGGCTGAATAGTTGGTATCTATGCTCTCATAGCCAAGAAACTTATCCCCGGCCTCCTTGGTAGAGAAGATGATGACTCTCACGCCATAAAGCGGCACCTTAAGTTCTTTTGTCGCTTTGAGCGCCATTTCTCTATCCTCGTTAACTCATTATCCAGCCCACTCAGTGAATAGGCTGTGTAATTGGTTATTTCGCCTTTGGCGTTTTTTTCTTCCCGCGAATCCCATCGGGCTTATTCGGGTCATTCTTGGGGCTAGGTTTTTTCTTACTAATGACTCTTGACGGAGATTTCATTCTTCACCCTATGCCGTGATACCAGCTGCTTTAACTGCTGCCAGCAATGCGTTGTACTTAGCCGATAGCGTGGCGAAATCGTTCTTGATTGCCGTGATAGCTGCGTTGGTTGAAGCCAGAGACGCAGCGGATGTATCTGTAGTTGCTGCTGCGGCTGCAGGAACGGCTGCGACCGTGTTACCGCCTGATGTGCCACCAGATGAGTCAGTGATGGCAACAATAGCTGTTTGTTGTAGTACGCCACCGCGATCGGTTGATGTCGGCACCTTGTTACCGGCCATTGCTGTGGTGGCAGTCGTGCCGATGGTTGGTGCGAATGTCGCAGGCTTACCGGTGATATCTGCCCAGGCTGCGCCGGTACCATTTTTGGTGTAAACAGCTTCAAACGCTGACTTGCTCATGTAGAACATCGGGCCGCCTGTGCGGCTGACCAGATAACCGGTAGCTACTGGCCGATATTGCTGCATGAAATCGTTAGTGACTGTTACTACCGGGAAGCTGTTCGTTGGTGTGATTTCACCGTAGCCGGTGTCTAACTGCTTAACCGAGGTGATATCGATGGCATTAACGACTTCGTTATTGCCAGAGTACAAAGGCCATGGGGTATTCATGCATTACCTCACTGAAAGAGCAGCAAAGCGTCTTTCACGCCTTGGATAGCTTTTACGGTACGTGTCACTGGTGTTGGCTCAGCCTGTACCAGTACATATTGACGATTAAACAACTCAAGCTTTAGGACATCATCAGCGATGAAATCAATTGCCTCTTGAGCTGCTGCAGTGTCGTTTTGCACCAACGTCAGGATGCTGAGTCGCACCTTCTGCTGGTCTGTTAGTTCTGCCATGGGTGAGTCCTCACGATTGGTGGTCATTATCGAAGCCCCTCAATGAAGAGCTTCTGTAATGCGCGTTAGGCGTCGTGCAACTGCTGCTTGAGCAGATAACCTTCCAGTTGCCGGATTTTATTGCGCGCATTCTCTCTGGCGATTTTGCGGCCGATCTCTGGGTTGAAGTTTTCCGGGGAGGCGCAGGCTGATTCACCGGTTACGGTGAATCCGTTGGCCAGTTCCAGCACGCAAAACGTCAACAAGCAGAGGGATTCAGGCACCGGAATCGGGCTGTAACGCTCTGCTTTTTTGGCGTAATCACCCTGTACGCCGTCGGCGGCAGTGAAGTAGTGCTCGCCGACGATGATGCTATCGATTCGTGCTGGGGTGACGCGAGGTGCGGTTTTTCCAGCATCCTGAATTTCTTGTTCAATGGTCTGTTCGGTCATTGGTTATTCCTTGTAGGGGCTAGGCATACGTTGCGGATGTAGTCCTGCAGCCCGGCTATTTGCTTGTCAGAGGTGGCAATTCTTTCTCTGAGGGTGAAATAATTTCGTGTAGCGGTGTCAGTAAGTCTTGGCCCGGAAGCATCAGCCATGCCGGAGGTGGCGGAGGGTTCGCACGTTGCGGCGACACGCAGCTTGCGAGCACCAGTGGCAACATCACGCTGCAGGCCAGCAATTTGATTTTTCGCATCGTTCAATTCCTTCGTGCGGGCTTCGTCAATTGCCATAACTGCTTTCTGTGTTTTGTTCTGCCACTCAAGCTGTCCTGATAGCTTAGCGTTGGCGTTGCTTAGCTCTTCCCTGTCATGCCGCAGTGATTGGTTGTTGTAGAGCAGAAAAATTAACAGCCCGACTAGCAGCGCAGAAATCACAGCGATTACTCGGTTCATTTCTGGCTCCATGAGCAAACCTGATACTCGGCATCCCGCCGATTCATGAGCCCTTTCCACTTTTTGCCACCGGCATACACCCAGCGAAGCATTTCAGAGCATGCCCCGTCATAATCCCCAACGTTAAGCTTTTTCAGCATTGTTGAATCGATGAATGCTTTAGCGCCAACGTTGTATGAGAATGAATAGATGGCTGCGCGTTGCGTTTCAGTGGTTGGAACCCTGATTTGCTTATCGACCTGCGCAGCAATGCGGGTTAAGTCTTTACGGGTTAGCGCGTCGCATTCTTTGTCGCTGTAATGCCTACCTGGGATAATGTCACTTCCGGTATGGCCATCGCAGACAGTGAGTACACCGACCACATCGCGATATGGGGTGTATTCTCTCCCCTCTAAACCGCTCTTACCTGACAACATCGCTGTCGCGATTACTATTGCACCACCGCCGATAGCAGCAGCTATTTTATTCCTTAGCGCCGGAGACATTGCCATTTAGCCGATCCTCCCGCTCTTTGCGTTTGTAATACCAATTGACGCCGAACGTTCCAACGGTACACGCGATACCGATGATGATTGCCCAGTCATTCAGGGAGAGGACGCCACCCATCGTAGTTATCCCTCCAAACCAGTAGCTGAGCCACTCTCTGATTTTGTCCATACGCATATCTCTCACCTCCAACGATTAGTTGGCTGTGCGCAGTAGTCGAAAGGTTCAGCCCACAGCCGTAGACGATTTGGCTACATGGGGGTTGCCGGAGTGTGTCGCTGTTGGCTGGGGCTGAAATGCAAAAAGGCCGCCCGGAGGCAGCCTTAAAGTTTAATTATTGGGATGTCGTGATACTTTATTCTCGCTGCTTCATAGGCTTCCGATGCTGATTCAGGACTGCTATATGCACCTATATTTATGCACTTCCCGCCTACTTTTATCCTTGCTCGCCAATTCTTGTATTTTTTGCTCCAAGTAACACCTCTATACCCTGAAGTATTATTTGCCTGCACTTTCCTGTTCTGCATATTTTGAGAGTGCGTAGCCTCTCGAAGATTGCAAATTCTATTGTCGTTACGAACACCATTAATGTGGTCAATAATCTTAGAGGGCCAAGCCCCATTAGTCATTAACCACGCAATCCTATGCCCCTGGTAAATTACGTAATTTATTGTAATCACCAAATAGCCGCGTGAATCAAGGCAACCGGCAGGCATTCCTGCGAATCTGGAGTTCCAAGTTTGAAGTTTTAACCTGTTACCAGACCTCCACTTCCAAGTGAATTCTCCGGTGTCTTTATCGTAGGCAAGATTTTGAATGGCAATTTCGTAAGTAAGCAACTCTTCTTTATTCATCGCAGTCTCTTTAGTGATAGAGCCTGTTCGCGTAGACGTGAGCAGCCCAAGAACGGCGCGATGAAGCCACCACTCAAATCTCAGGCTGTATCACTAAAGGCTCTTGGGATTATTTGATTTGCACGCGAATGCAATAAAAAACCCGCACGGAGGCGGGTTGTGGTCAATGCTGAATGCAAAAACAGCAGCATATAATGACATTATGGCTAAATGGCTAAAGCTTTGTCAAGCCACTTGTCGCCAACATGTGAAACTTTAGCGACACGTTTGCGGCTGATGAATGCATTTTGTAGTGGTTGGTACAACATAAAGAGACTTGCATTGAGTATCTGCTCGACCTCGTTCCTACATGTTCCCATCGATGGCCGTCGCCAGCCTTCCCCTTTCCTGCCGCATGAGAACTTGCGAGGTTTTGCAGTCGCATGATAGTAAGATGCAATGGCTCTCTTAGAAGAACCATGAGCGTAGTAGCTAAGTAAAATGCCATAGGCTTTTTGGTCAATGTACATAACGGAATCTACGACCTGAGAAATCAACATTCCGTCATCGTCATTGCACATAGGCCTACTCGGCGATTTACTTGGCTCGGCGCTCTCCATGAACTTGGCTATCATGTTGCTCATGCGCTTTTCCAGCCGACCGGAATAAACCCACGCGCCCCACAACTCTAGCCAGCCATTTAACCAATCATGCTGCTCTGCCGTTAATGACAGCTCTTTGGTTTTCATGCTGCCACCTCTTCCGTGTTAACCGTTCCGTATCTGTCCTGCTTCGTTGTGTATAGCGCCTGTATGCCTCTGCGTTGGCACTTTATGACGTGCATTATTCCGCCAGGCCGTTGGATGACAGCATGGCAATGGCCAGTTGTGGCCTTCAGGTATCTAGCCTCATCGATTGCCGCGGGAATATTGGTGAACATTAGGCTGCCTCCAGTTGTCTCTTGCGGAGTTTTTCGTAATGCTTCGCCCGGCGTGTGAATATTGATTTCACCCGCTGCAGGTAAGCGATATCGAATTTCCGTGGGGTGTTGTCGTGCTCGATTCGTTCAACGCGGAATGCGCTAATTTTCTCGATGAGGTTTATTCGGTATGGGATCAGGTTTCCTGATAGGTCTCGGTTGCAATGGACGCATCCAGCGTGATTGTTGAATACGTTGAAGCGCAAGTGTGGTGCCGCGCCCCTTGAACGATAATGACTGGCATCAACTGCCCCGCCGCGGACTCCGTAGTTAAGCGGCCTGCCACAGGCGATACATGGTTTCCCATGGTCGCGCCAGTAGATGAACCGGTTAACAGCTATTTGGGCTTCTTTGTTCCAGTCGGATTTTGTCTTGAGGGCTATCTTGCGGATTTTGAGACTGCGCCTTTCGGCTTGGGTTTGTTCTTTGCGTTGCGCTTCTGCTTTCTGTATGGCCTTCTGACGCTGTTTATCCCTTTCCTGCATGCCGAACACTGCTCCGTGCTCTGGACTGCACCACCACTCGTTGAAGCTGCGAGGATGGAACCATTCTCGGCATATCTTGCAACGCCTTCGCGGTGTCTTAGCCATCGTCATCCTCCCCCATCACTGAGTCGATGAACTTGCGTTGCTCCTGGTCACAGGACTCGCAAACATAAACCTCTTCGGGCTGGAGTTCCTTGCCACAATCAGCGCAGATCATCGCACGCACCTCATCAGTAGAAACGCGACGACATTGCCGGGCCACGCCAAACTTAGTAACAGGTTCTTTATGGCCGGTACCGGTGGATACCCTTTGCTGTAAAACTCGTAGCACTGACCGGCTACAAAGCAGTAGGCGCAGGCCAGTATGATTGCGGTGATTAACATGGCTTCCTCCGGGCGCGACGACGCAGCCACATGCTGTCTATCAGGGGCGCGGTATAATTGAATGTCGGTATTTCGGTTGGGGTTAACTTCTTCTTGCGGGGAGTGCGGGTTGTTGATTTGAATATCAGCTTCTGGGCCATTCGCTCCCATGGGGATTTGCTAGCCATAGATTGCCCTCCAATAAATATAACCGAGAAGGCCAGCCGGGATTAGTGCTGCTGCCATGGCAACCACAGCGATAATTTCTAGTGTCATGATGCGATCCCCAGCTTTATCGATGCCGCGCCATAGTTCATGAGCCCATCCCGATCGACAAAGCTTGTCAGCCCGGCACCGCGGCGCATGTGGTTGAAGATGATTAACATCGATCCTTTGTTATTTCCGTTCACCGATACTCCGGTATCTGCCCTTACAAACGATATGCGGCCGCCAGTAATGAACCTGATTTCTGTTGCGTGCTCTCTGGCAAGTTTGAACCATCCAACGGAAGGGTCTGCCGGTACCAGCATGACCACGCCATTACCATTGAACGCTGCTTCAATGGACTTGTTAACCCACGGAGTGATGTCGCTATATGGTGGGTTACACCACAGATAGCCAGCACCGAAAGAATCAAACCAATCTGCTGACAATGCGTCGTCCTCCTTAGTCAGGAACTCCGGATGAAGATGATTGAGATGACTTGCAGCCACATCGCCGACAAAATTGAACTCAGCATCCAACGCCGCATACAGTTCTAGCGGAGTTCGCCATAGATCACGTATCTCAACCTGGGTGTTGCTTCCCGTGTAGTCGCTCATTACGCCACCTGCTTCTTGTCGCCGTATCGAGCTGCCCACTCGATAGCCAGCCTTGATTCATCGCTGAACGTGACGCCATGCTCAGCACCAAATGCGTTGATAATCTCGATGAGGTCGCGCATATCGCCTACTCGCATCTTGCTTGTTGATTGCCCCAGAACGACGAAACCGCCTTCTATGCCAGGGACCGTTACCTGCTTCTTCAGCGCCGCGGTAAACACATGCTTCCAGCTTTCAGAGTCCATCTTTCGCCCATACCAAACGACCTGCTCGCTTATGTCGCGCAAGGTGGCCCATAAACGCGAATTCTGCTCTAGGCTTCTGGTTGGCTCTTGGATGGTTACTGCGAGTGGTTTGTCTGGATTTAACTGGAGGCTGTCGATGAAGGTTTTCAGGTTCTGGCGTATCTGTGGGCTTCTTAGGAAGAAGATTTTTCTCTCCATCGCTATCCTCTTACACCATGATTTGGGTGGTATCCGTGAAGCGCTTCCAATTCCTTTCTTTTTAAAATTGCTTCATCAATGGATTCAAATAATCCACCGTGCTCCTTCCCAATCTGCACCAGCCATTTTTTGGATTTAGAAACCCATGATATGCCAAGATATCCAGAGGTGTTTCTGCTGCTCTTTGCCCTGTTCCTCATGTTATCCAAACAGGTTACCAACCTTATATTATCAAGTCTGTTGTTTAATCCATTTCCATCAATATGATCAATCTGCATTCCATCTGGTATTGTGCCATTATGCATTTCCCATATTATTCTATGTGCTCTATACCTAAAGCCATTGTATCTAATTATTGTGTATGCAGTTGTAGCCCCATCTAAGCGGCAGTCATGGCCTGCAATTTTGTTGGCATATTTCGTATTCCACGACTTAAAGGCTCCAATTGTTTTGAATTGCTCTGCGGGTCTTGGCAGCCAATATAAATCACCATCTTTATACGCGAACATCTCTGACCATTTGTCCATGTTTCGCCCTTAGTGAATTTGCTCGCCCGTGGCCAGACCGACGCGCATGCATGCATCGTCCCATTCGTGCAGATACTCTGCCTTTCCGTTAGCCTGCATGAAGCCGCGGACATAGCTTAAGCAGTAATTTACCGGGCACTCGCCAATGCCATTCAGTTCGGTGAGAGCCTCGGCGAACTTCTTGTCGATTTTTGCTTTCTTGCTCATTCCCCTACTCCCCTTTGATTGATAGGCCGATAGAGCGGAGGGCATCAGCACATTCATTTATGACGGCATCGCGAGCCTTTTTGCGCCTGAAAGCTGCAGCTTTTGACGTTCTGCAATCACCGATAAAGTGCATTGGGTTGCCGGATAGTTCAGGAAGCTCAACCACGATGCCTGCTCGGGCAGCTTGCCAAGCTTCCCATGCTGTCCATGTACCGATGCACACGTAATGTCCTGTTTTATGATCTCTATCGAGGTTAACCATCACCCCAATGAATTTTTTTCTCCACGCTTCAAACTGTACGCGGCTCTCTTCGTGTAGCTTATCCATGGTTAGGCTCCTGAATATTTTTTGATGGCAATGCATACCCAAAGACCCACTACCATCACCGTGGTAAGCCTTGCGATCCAACCGATACCCATAATCCGGAATCCATTTTCCCACATGATAAAAGACATCAATCCGAGGTATGTTGGTATGCTGACGATGGCTAATAGCGTTAAAACAATCGGGTTATCCATGGTTATCTCCTTTGCGTGGCAGGTCAGTGTGGTTGGGTCGCATCATCTACGGTAGTTAGCTGATCCATCAGTGAGTTGATGGTGCCAATAGCTACAGTCTTGTGGTGTCCGCCATCAGGAATCATCGCAACGTGCTCTCTCACAGTGACCAGGTATGCCAGCATTTCTTCTAGGCCGAAGGTGACGAAAATATCATTTTCAATTTCATCGTTAACCATCATGCAGCCCTCGACCGGTAGCTGTCCCAGGTGAACGCCAGTGTGCATCCGCCGCCATCGTTCATGCGATCGATAACACGCTCACCAATAAACGCTGATAACTCGTCTTTCGGTAAGTTGCTAATCAGGATGGTCGGCTTCATTTTCTCGTAGCGAGTGTTGATGATTTCGAAGAGGATCAGCTTTTCTGACTCAGACCCGAACTGGACGCCAACCTCATCGATAATCAGCAGGTCAGGGCTGGTATAGGTTTTGATAACGTCAGCCTCGGTTTGCTCTGAGGTCTTGCTCCAAGTGGACTTGTAGTTTCGTGCAACTCGCAAAGCGGTAGTGAACAACGCAGAGTTCTGATGCTGCTGAATGACATGCTTAGCAATGGCTAATGCCAGATGGTTCTTGCCGGTGCCGGGCTTACCACACAACACCATGCCGCCGCCCTGCTTTAAGCGATCAGGCCATTTGGTGGCGTAGGCCTTACAGACCTTCAGGCAGCGTTCAGCCTCCTGATTTACGGGTTCGTAGTTATCCAACGTCGCACCCGCAAACCTGTCTGGCAGAAGTAAATCACTCATGAGGTGTTTGATGTTTGACTGCTTTACTCTGGCATCTTCCCCTGCTTGTTTTTCCTTCAACGACTGAAGCTTCTGCTGCAGGCAAATTGGGCAAGCGGTTTTCGTTTGCAAGTTGTTGAGTCCGTTCATTGTCCTTATGACCTGCTGGAATTCTCCGTGGTCTGGGCAAACGGCTGACATCGTGGTGACTGTTGTCCCGCTAATTTCTGCAGGTTGTTTGCTAAGAGTTTCAATTTGATTCTCTAGCGTAGAAATTTGCTCTGCATAGCTGACCATATTCATTCCTCCGCCCATGATGGTTGCTGGCTGGCTCCGTAGTTCTTGGAGTCAAAGTTTTCCGATACAGCCCTAGATGGTGCCGATGCAGGCTTGGCTGGATATGATGGTTTGGAGAACTTAACGGAATTTCTCAGCCAGGTGTTCAGCGCCAGCCCCCAATCCTTGAACGTTGATCCCTTCGACTGGTGGTAGTCAGAGAACGCCAGAAATTCGCTTTGCAGGTTCACGCCCAATTCTGATGCCAGTCTTTGATTGGCATCTGTAGGTGAAAACCCGCTTGGAAATTGTGAGGCCCGTTTTTTATCCTTGACAGCTTTCTCAGCCAGGGGGACTACAGGGGGATTTATATTGTCTTTATTGTCTTTTGTAATAGTGTCTTTTGTGTGTCCCTGTTTTGGTGACACCCTTGTCACCGTTTTGGTGACACTTTTTGTCACTGGCTTGGTGACAATGACACCGCTTTGGTGACACTCTGGAATTTGCCATTCTTCCAAGCTCTTATTTGGGCCAATCAAAGCGCCCTCTTTTAGCAAAACGTTCATCAAAATCAATTCGTTCTTCGCCTTGTTAACCTTCTGCCTTGGCAAATTGGTTAGCACAGCGATTTGGCTGTCAGCAATTCGGTCCATCTTCTTGTTGAAGCCGTATGTCTTCCGGCAAACAGCATGAGCCACCTTCGCCTGATTCCGTGTCAGATTTGCGCCGATAAGCTCCTCGTACAGCTCGTTTGCCAGACGGGTATATCCATCGTCTGTGTCGGCCACACGTTTCTCCACGGCCCGTAAATCAGGCCTGATCGGGACTACGATATCTGCAGCAAGGTTGCTCATAATTGAGTCTCCCCACTGTTTACTGATCCAGTGTTTTGCATGTATAATTACCTCAGAAATTGATAGTGATTTGCTGTTCAGAACCCTTGGTTGCCGCCAGGGGTTTTTGCTTTTTAGCGTTCACCGCATTCACCACCTCCTGCACCATCATCCCCAGAGGACTAAACTCCAGTGACTTCTTGGCTACACAGAGAATGGTTGCGATATAGCGCCAGTCAGTGCGGCTTATCTTCGATTCATGGCATCCAGCCAAGCGAGCGAACTCCCTATTGCTGACCAGGGATAGCGTCAGAAGTAAGTCAGTCTCGGCCCGGTTAATCTCTTGTTCTGTTGGTTTGCTGTAGTTTGCTAGTTCCATAGCGGATAATTTCCATGTTGGTTAAATAGTTAGACGTGATCACGCCGTGGGAATGACCACATGTTGATTTTGTATTGGGAACCCTTTCGGGTAATAGGTGTTAAGGAGCGGTGGTGTTTATGCGGCTTTTTGTTCTGGTGGAAACACGTCATCGATTCTTACTTCAGCGCCAAGCTTATTAAGTGCGGAAACTAGGCTTCGGCACATCTTCAGACTTGGAGCTCTACGGCCACTTTCATAGTGACCGATTGAACCCTGCGTGCACCCAACCATGTCTGCTAACGTGGCTTGAGAGATATTCAATACCTCTCTAATTTCACGCAAACTTGTCATGCGGATACCTCCTAGGTTGAGTCATGAAACCAATAATACATTTCGTACTTAAATAACGCAAGCGTATTAATACACTATGTGCATTGCCCTAATTAATACGTAGCGTAATACTCATGGGATGAAAATGACTTGGAACGAGCTGGCTAAGGCCAGAATGAAAGCCCTTGGGGTAACCCAGGACAAACTCGGAGAAGCTCTCGGCATAACGCAGGGAGGGATGGGTCATTGGCTTCGAGGAACGCGAAAGCCCTCTCTTGATGAGATAGGAGCAATCTTCCAGTATTTGGGGATTAATAATGCTACGTTCCACGCCGATGGAACCTTTACGCTGTCTGGTGAATTAAGTGATAAGCCAGTAAAAAAGCAATACGAATACCCCATGTTCACGACAGTGCAGGCTGGAGAGTTTGCAGAGGTTGGCACCTTCACAGAGTTAGACGCTCAGGACTGGATGGCGACAACCAAAAAGGCTGCTGACAATGCATTCTGGCTAGAGGTTTCAGGTCACTCAATGACAGCACCATATGGGAGCAAACCAAGCTTTCCTGAAGGGACTTTCATTCTTGTAGATCCATCACTAAGGGGTGATGTTAAGCATGGTGACTACGTTGTAGCAATTCTTCATAACCAAGAGACGACTTTCAAACGGTATGTGATCGAAGATGGCGAGGAATGGTTAGAGCCTTTGAATACGGATAGAACCCGATACCACCCAATCCTATTCAGCGATGGTTGCCGTATCATTGGTAAGGTTGTAGATGCTCAGTGGCCTGGTGGAACATTCGATTAGCCAGCTTCTTGATTAACTGGTTGATATGCTTAATGGGTTTAGTGTTCTGATTTAACTAATTAATTTTAACTTTTTTGCTCTAAAAATGGATATTCACTAGTGGCGAAAACAGAAGAATACTTGCCTAGCCAGGCCGAAGTCGACAATGTCTTATATTGCAATAAGACGGTCAATTTCACAGGTGTAAAATGGGGGAATAAGCCACCTCCAAACCGGCCAATGATGTGGTTGCAGATGCAAGTAATCCCCGAGGATGAGGAAGGAATTCCAATCCAGGGACTATCATTCCTTCTTCAGTGGAAACCCGACCAAGACTCACTAAATACGCCTGGGATTTCATACCCAAAAATCAACATTGTTGCCCTATACAACAAAAAAAGAGTCTTTGCCGTTGATACGTATCCGTTTGATAAGCATAAAAATAACTATAAAATTGATAGGCCTGATTATCAGGATAGTGTTTTTGGACCTCATTTCCATGTGTACTATGAAGAGGCCGGATACTATAGTGAAAGAATGGGTTTCCCAATAGTTTTAGACATAAAACCAGATGACCTAAGAGGGTATTGGGAGTACTTTTGTAAGCGGTTAAACGTCTCTTGTCTTGGCAAGATACCAATTCCTTTAGAGGACGAATCAGGACAAATAGGGCTTGGATTATGATGTGCTCAACGGTGATCTCAAATCTTGGTTTCGAATGCCATAACATTGGCGAAACCATGAGAATTATCAGCCCATTCACTTATTGTGATGATGGGGAGCATGTTGGCGCTTTTGTCCGTGAGATAAATGGTAGATTTTTGGTTAGCGACCGTTGCGACGCCCTGATGAACATGGAGTCCAGAGGAATCTCCCTCACCAAAAAACGACTTGATGAAATCCGCACTCTGCTTCACAAGGAAGGGGCTGAGCTAAATGAGCGCGGGGAGATAATTAGCTGGGCAACGGAGCATACCATAGGTTCCGTAACCTCTGGTGTTATACGTGCAGGCATCCTTGCTTCGTCAATTTCACTTGACTGGCATCAACCTGTTCAGTCAGAAAGATTCGAAAGCATTGTAATAAATTACCTTTATCACTCTGATTTAAAGGATCAAATCTCGCTGAGAGAGAATGTGATAGGGTTGAGTGGACACCAGATTACAATACCAGTGACACTCAAGACTGCCGAGCCAAAGTATATTTTCACCTCAAGTGTGAAGTGTGGTGGTAGCTGGAACAGCGCGTATTCGCTACTGGGTAAGCTGATCGACCTGAAGAATGCGAATGACGCCTTGAATAATAGGTATATTGTTGTTGATAGCGATGCTATTGGTGACCAAATGCAGCAACTTTCATTGTTATTTAATGAATCAAGCCACATCCTTCCATTTGCTAAACGCGAGACTTGGATTAAAAGGCTAGCGGCATAACCCCAAATATCCCACCCGGCCACCGAGCCGGGTTTTTTGTGCCCTACTTCTCCAGCCCATCCTCTAGCTGTTCGATTGCCAGCTTTATCGCCAGATTCGACTCTCCCGTTTTCTCCATAATCTGCCAGTGGATGCGCTTTAGCTGGTACGCCACCTGGGCACGGCTTATCTCATCGCCATTTTGTGCCAGCATCAAACAAGACTGCCCCACTATCCTGCAAGCCTCGTCATAAATCGGATCTGAATCTTGGTCCTTCATCGTCACCTCCACTCTAAATTTCATCCAACTTTACCCCCGCATACCTGCTTTTGGCTAGGCGCGATGATTCCTGGTGGGGAAAGTGAAAATAAATTCAATTACAAATCACATAGTTAACCTGATGTCGTGACAAATAAGTACATTATGTATTGATAGAATAAAGTACATAACGTATTATCAATCCATCGAGACGACACAGTCTCCCGCTCTTTAAGACTACTGACCTGAAAAGGTCGATTCTACTCAGGCTTCCGCATGTGCTGACTGCTCAGTGCAACCGGAAGCCACAGGAGAGATATATGAAGTGTTATGCATACGATAACGCAGATAAACGCCGTCGTGACCGTCGCCAGGCCCTGACTGAGGCATACAATCGCGAGCATGGGATTGCCGATTTAGCTGATCAGCCTCGCCGACCAGTCTTGTCGATGAAGAGTCGCAAGCCAGTTGATCGCGTTCAGGCAGCGGTTAACCCAATCAATTTCGATTACCGGGAACAGATATCTAAAGCAGCTGAGCATCACAGCATGCTGGCGCAGAAAGCTGAAGAGAAGCTGAGTCGCCAGTATCAGAAGATGCTCAACGAGTCTGGGCGAAAAATTCACGCAGTCCAGAAGGTTCGCGGTAAAAGCATTCCACTGATTTAAAAACCTGACGTTATGTCTGGGGAAAGCGCAAACACAAAGCCTCTTCGGAGGCTTTTCTTTTAACTGGAGGGTGCAGCATGACTTACAACGAGAAGGTATGGTTTTGGGTTCTGGTTGGCTGCGCCCTCTTCTGGTGTGGTGTGGTTATTGGATTGATGGAGATGGTGAGATGAGTGAATTTAGCGGAACGCCGGGGCCGTGGGTTGTTGACGTGTGCGGTGTAGATGCCAGATGGAATATTGACGCAACAAGTGGTGAGTCTGTAGCAATCACAAACCAGCTTGCATGTGACAATGACTGGGCTATTCGTGATGCAAACACGAGACTTATCTCTGCAGCGCCAGAGCTTCTTGAGGTTCTCTCGGAAATAATGGAGGCATTAACAACATGCGGATTTGATGGTGATGTAGAGCAGAGAGCAACCGCCGCCATCAACAAAGCATTAGGCCGCTGACCATCCCAAAGCTCATATCCGTGTGAGCTTGATGATGTACCAGTAAGAAGACATAACCCCTCTTATCATCACTTCGGGCTGCCTTGTGCGGCCCATTTTTTTACCCGGAGATATACATGAAGAAGTTTCGCGTTTGGCATATTCCTCAAATACCTATGAAGTCATTTAACGTTGAAGTGGAAAGCGTCGAAGAAGGCGTGCGCCTGATGGACACGCTTGCTAATTACGACTTGTTCCAATACGAAAACAACATCAAGCCAGATTACTGCAACACGAACGGCCTTCAGATGTGGGATGAATCACTGACGGAGGAAGACATGCGGGACATGGAGCTTTCTGATAAGTGGGTAGATTGGTACAACGACGAATTCGATGATCCGCGAGATTATATCGAAAGCCTTAATGAAGAAACCACAGCCGCCTAGAGCGGCTTTTTTATTCCCATCGCTAAGCCAATTTACGAGTTGGTTCAGCAATGAATACCTATCAATCAGGAGTAACCCTATGCAGCAACTTGCTTATGCTGGGTGCCCGCTCGTGGGCACTCAATCAGAAACACTTCTCGAAATTATCACTCGCCGTATGCGCTGCATTGGCCGGTGGTTGAAAGACACATTATCACAGCGAGGAGACCCGCTATGAACCTTACCAGAACACTGCAGCTTCTCGCCATCCTCGCTAAAGAGAAGAATGACAACATGCTTTTCCAGTTAGCTAATTCACTTTTCTATCGGGGGATGAAATGAGCCTCGGAACGACCATCGAACAAAGCAAAGCCAACCGGCGCGAGCACATCCTTGATGCCTTGTACTACCGACGCAAGAGGATGCGTAAGGCTGTGCAAGCCTGCCTTAACCACTCAACGCTGGAGAAGATGAATCAGCGTTATTTCTTGGGGCCAGCTCCATTCTGAGGTGATTTATGGATTTAGCAAAACTTGATGAGCCTTTCGCTGTAGAAGACATTGAATGGCGAGTTCAGCAGTGTGGTATGGCAAGCAATGGTCCGTGGGCAATGGTGCTCTGCTACGTAACGAACCGGGCAATCATGAAACGACTGGATGAGGTATGCGGCAAGACGGGCTGGCGTAACGAGTTCCAGCCATCACCGGGCGGCGGCGTATTGTGCGGGATATCAATCAAACACGAAGGAGAGTGGATCACCAAGTGGGACGGCGCAGAAAACACGCAAGTAGAGGCGGTCAAGGGCGGCATATCTGGCGCAATGAAACGCGCTGCCGTTCAGTGGGGCATTGGCCGGTACCTGTATCTGCTTGAAGAACGCTTCGCAGTATGCAGCACCGAACGTAACAACCAGTGGAATAAAGCTGCATACAAAGACAAGTCGAATAAATACGTGAATATCTGGTGGCAAACACCTGATTTGCCTGCCTGGGCTTTACCGCCCTCCCCGCCAGCCCCAAACCTTGATGAAATCACTCTAGCCTTCAATGAGGAAGCATCCAAGGCAACCACAGAGGAACAATTGACGGTTTTGTATAAGGCGGCATGGTCTGCTGTAGGTGACTCTAAACCACACCAAGACCAAGTAATAGACATCTTCAAACATCGTAAATCAGACTTCAAAAAGGCGGCATAAATGGCCAGTAAGGGAATTAACAAAGCAATAATCGTTGGCAATCTCGGGAAAGACCCAGAGGTTCGTTACACCCAAAGCGGCAGCGCTATCGCAAACGTCACGATCGCCACTTCTGAGTCATGGCGTGACAAGGCGACCGGCGAGCAGAAAGAAAAGACCGAGTGGCACCGTGTTGTGCTGTTCGGAAAGCTGGCAGAGATTGCTGGAGAGTACCTCCGTAAGGGTTCACAGGTTTATATCGAAGGGAAGCTGACCACGCGGAAATGGGCAGATCAGGCTGACGTGGAAAAATACACAACAGAGATTCACGTCAATGTTGGCGGCGTACTGCAGATGCTAGGTGGCAAACCAGACGGCGGAGGCGGTAGTCAGCCTCAACAACAAGGACGTCAACCACAACAACAGGCCTCATCGAACGAACCACCCATGGACTTCGACGACGATATTCCTTTCTGAATGACATAACCTTCCTTCTCAGGCAACCAAAAATGCGACCAGATTTAATACTGGCTCATCTCCGCAAAGACCCTCGCAATCACATCACGGCCTTTCACCGAAACCTATTTTCAACTGGTGGTGAGGGTCGTGCATTATCTGGCGGTGCCACTGCGGGGATTACGCTTAACGTGCACGAACCTTTTTTCGATGGCTGGGCCGAATCGATGACCAACTCAGCTATTTACATTCACTACGCCGACATCTGGCCCATCAAGAAATATCTCAACGAGGAACGCTGGGGCAACGAGACGATCGGCGGCACTCTCTACAAGCTTCGAGCTGATATCGATTCAACGGAATTCACGTGGCTATGCGACAGGCCTCAGCAAGCACAAATTACCATCCCTTCTGCCAATGATTCCTATCGGTGCAAGATTAGCGGAATGCTCATCACTATCGAATCAGTTAAGTTATCAAATGGTAAGCCCGTCAGCATCATCTGTCAGCGCGAAGACGGCTTGAGATTTTGTGAGCTTAGTTGGAACCGGTTCAAGTCTGAATTTTCAGCAGCACAAGGATAATCCCATGAACGAAGTATTGACCTACGAAGCCCTGAAGGCTGATCGCGATGCGCAGCAGAAACGAGCTGATGCGCTGGCTGTGGAGAATGCAAGTCTGTTTGCAGCAGCTGGTGAAGTGTACGCAGCAGGCTACAACCACGGGCATTTAAACACAGTTGACGGAATCGCCTACACAGATAGCGTGGAAGTAACATTTGCAGGTCGAGGGGTGCAGGTTATGGCTGAGTTTGCCTACCCCCCAATCGATAACAAAGACAATGCTCAGTTAGAGGCGCTAATAGCAGAAAATGCATCGCTGAAGTCTGCAATCACCACTCATAGCCAATCAACGCACTTCTGCGAACTGTGCGGTAAAGACGATCCTTGCAGCACTGACGATGTTTGCTACGTGCTCAATGAAACCCCAGCCACTGACGCCGCCCTTGCAGCTATCGAAGCGCGGGGAGTGGAGAGGGCAATTGA